TGTCAGGTTTCTCCGCAGCCCCCGTCAAAGACGAAGGTTCTGCGATTGAGTATGACAACGCACAAGAAGCATTTACTGCTCGCTATACGCACGAAACCATTGCTATGGGCTTCAGTGTTACCGAGGAAGCAATCGAAGATAACCTCTACGATTCGCTGTCGGCTCGTTACACGAAGGCTCTGGCACGGGCTATGGCGTACACCAAGCAGGTTAAAGGTGCTGCAATTTTGAACAATGCGTTTGCTGCTGGCACCACTTACGGTGACGGACAGACTCTGTGTTCAACTGCACACCCGCTTGTTTCTGGTGGTACCAACTCAAACCGTCCCGCTGTCGCGGCTGATCTTAACGAGACTTCTTTGGAAGCCGCCGTTATCCAGATCGCTGGTTGGACTGATGAGCGTGGTCTGTTGATCGCAGCACGTCCTCGTAAGCTGGTCATCCCACCCAATCTGATGTTTGTGGCAACTCGTTTGCTGGAGACTGAAGGTCGAGTCGGAACCGCTGACAACGATCTGAACGCGATCCGCAGCAATGGGTCAATTCCAGAAGGCTACACAGTCAATCACTATCTGACTGACACAGATGCTTTCTTCTTGACCACTGACGTACCGAATGGCTTGAAGCACTTTGTTCGTACTCCGATGGCTACATCTATGGATGCAGACTTCGATACGGGCAACTCACGCTATAAAGCCCGCGAGCGTTATTCTTTTGGCGTGTCCGACCCACTTGGGATTTTCGGTTCACCCGGAGCGTAAAACGCTGCATGAGAAGGGGCACATTGTTGCCCCTTTTCTTTTTCTACTGTATAAGTAGTTTATCCCTGACAGGCGCATCCCGTGCCTGACACTAGCCAAGACAGGAGATACACATGGCTAATACGACATTCAACGGCCCAGTCCGTTCGGAAAATGGCTTTACTGTAGTTTCAAAAAATGCCACTACTGGCGCTATTACAGACGTTGCAAGTATTGCCTCTACAGGCATTGTTACTGACAAGTACATCAAGCACGTAGGTTTCGCTACGGGCGTTACGGTCAACACCACGGCAGGTGACAGCCCGACTATTGGCGAGTTTACGCAGCCAGCGAACACAATCATCACAGACATCAAGATCTTTTGTGATACTGCTCCTGTTATTGGAACGGGTGACATTGGTTATGAGGTTGGTACTTCATCTTCTGGCGCACAGATCGTAGCTGCACAGACAGATGAAATATTAGATGGTGGAACTACCGTTGTCGTAGGTAATGTAACAATCACTAGCTTGGTGTTGCAAACTCAGGATGGCACAACTGCTCCTGCTTCTGTTCAGTACACTTCTGCTGCAAGAACTATTTTTTGCAACATTACTAATACTGTTGATGCAACTACCGCTGGTTCTTTTACGTTCATCATTGAGTACGTACAAATAGCGTAATGGGAGGCAATCATGGCTGATGCTGTAACCTCACAGACTCTGATTGACGGCCCGACGCATACGGTGATGAAGTTCACCAATATATCGGACGGCACTGGTGAATCTGCTGTTACTAAAGTTGACGTTAGTGCTCTACAGCCTAACCAGAACGGGATAGCCTGTACGGGTGTAAAAATAGAACGTATCTGGTGGCAGTGTATCGGCATGAAAGTGCAGATACTGTTTGATGCTAGCACTGACCAGTTCTGTATTGAGCTAGGTGAAAACCAAAGCGGCAACCACGATTACACTGTATTTGGTGGTCTGACTAACAATGCAGGATCTGGTAAAACAGGTGACATCAACTTTACTACGGTAGGGCACACTAGCGCAGATACGTACACAATTATTTTGTACATGCGTAAAGACTTCTAAACGTGCGTAGCTACTACAAGAAGAAGGTCGAAAGCTGCCCCTCTTTTAGTAAGGGGGGTATGCCTAAGCGCAACAAAAAGAACTTTCGTCCTACGAAGTCTGGCGCAGGCATGACTGAAGCGGGGGTAAAGGCGTATAGACGCAAGAATCCCGGTAGCAAGCTACAAACCGCAGTAACAGAAAAGAAACCAACTGGAAAGCGTGCAGCACGTAGAAAGTCGTTCTGTGCACGTTCTGCCGGACAAATGAAACAATTTCCTAAAGCGGCAGCAGATCCTAATTCTAGGCTGCGGCAGGCAAGGAGACGATGGAGGTGTTAGTTGGCGTACTTGCAGAGCAACGTACCGTATTTCAAATGCTGGGTGAGGAAAGAGTACACCCATAATCACGAGAAGTATCATGGCGAATTTATTCACGCTATGGCGATTGCAGTAACGACGATGCCAACTAGGTGTTTGAGTTTTCAGGTAATTTTTACTGGAGCTGAAACATACGACGAAGAAGACGAACCCAATGTGCATGGAGGTGCGATGTGGGCACGGATGCCGATTACAGCGTTGGTAGGAGACACCCCGTTAGAGGAGTGGCCCGAACCTATGCCTGTGTGGGCAGCACAGCCTTGGGATTGCAGTTCGAGGGATCACGCTGTGTACGTGCTTGATAGAGCCACACCGTGTCCTTGGATGGCTAAGATTGACGGGGAAATGTACCCCGCGAAGTATATGTTCACGGTGGACTATACGAACAACGAGATTGCTGATGACCCTGCACAACACAAGCAGAGTCATGTGATGGAGCTACTGGATGCCGGTGAGTGGACGGGTAACATCGTAGCTCTACCAAACAATAGGGTGCGGGTGACACATCCCGCTTGGTTTGAAACGGGAGAGGGCGCACCAGATTTTCGTCCTTCTCAACACATTCACTACAGCAAGTCTGATCTGGACTACACGCTCGACGTGAATCAAGTGTTTGATAATCTGTACGCAGACAAGGAGTAGAATATGCCACTACCAGCATTAGGCGCAGCAGCTAAATTTATCATGGCAAATGGAGCTAGAGCAGCCACGACGAAATTTGGTAAGGCGGCTGTAGACAAGGCTAAAGATCAGATAGCTAAACGCGAGTCCGCCGTATCGCAAATGGCAGATAAAGCTAACGTAGGCGTCAAGAGAACGCGAAGCCCTCAGTCCATACGCAGAGGGCAGGACACTTCGCGTGATAAGCGTGTAGCTAAACAAGAAGCAGCTCGCGCACCCAAATCACCCAAAGAAGAAGTGCCCTTAAAGTTTAGAGGAGGCGGCATGATGAAATCAAAGATGAAAGCTAAAGGCTACATGGCTGGCGGCAAGATGAAAGCCAAGGGTATGAAAGCTGGTGGCAAGATGCCAATGGTTAAAGACCCTAAGACTGGCAAGATGGTTCCTGAGTTTGCCGCTGATGGTAAAGGCAAGATGATGGCTGGCGGCAAGGTCAAATCCAAGGGCTACGCCAAAGGCGGCATGATGAAGTCCAAGGGTTACGCTAAAGGCGGTGCCATGAAGTCTAAGATGGCTGCTAAGAAGCCTACTAAGCAAAAAGTTCGCGGTGCCGGTATCGCTCGTAAAGGCGTACGTCCAGCGAAGATGCGATGAGACGCTACTATAAGTCAGGCGGCAAGGTGAAGTCGGGCGGTAAGATCTGCCCGAAAGGTAAGGCGTGGGCCAAGCGTACGTTTGATACCTACCCGTCTGCTTATGCGAATATGGCAGCTTCTAAGTATTGCAAAGACCCTAACTACGCTAAGGGCAGCAAGAAGAAGAGTAAGTAATGGGACAGCTCAAACAGTGGCGGGATCAGCAGTGGGTTCGTATTGGCACCGATGGCAAGATCAAGGGGCCATGCGGCACGTCAAAAGATAAAAAGAACCCAGATCGTTGCCTACCCAAAGCTAAGGCACAGTCGCTAAGTCAGTCCGAGCGTGCTACCACAGCACGTAAAAAGAAAAAGGCGGGTGCTACAGGGCAGCAAGTAGTCAGTAACACCCCAAAAGCTAAGGTCAAAACCGCTAAGACAGGCGGTATGATACGGTCAAACCACAAAGGTTGCGGAGCAGTTATGGGCAACCGTAGGAAGAAAACCCTATACGTAAGAGGTAGTAAGAATGGATAAGTTAGAAGTTTTCCAAAACGGCAACTTTTCAGACGGGCGTCCTGTCTTTCAAGTTGGCAGCAAGAACGAGGACGGCACATACACTATTGCAGATGCGAGTCTGATGAGCGAGGCAGAGGCAAAGGCTAGGCTGGAATACTTGCAGCCCACACCAGCCCCAGAGCCAAAGAAAGAACCAGTCAAAAAAGAAGCAGCTAAGAAAAACACAGCGAAGAAAAAATAGATGGCTACCTCTGGAACAACAGCGTTTGATATGGACTTCACGGAGATCGCTGAAGAAGCGTGGGAGCGTGCGGGCCGTGAAATGCGTTCTGGGTACGATTTACGCACCGCCAGACGCTCTATGAATCTGATGACCATTGAGTGGCAGAATCGCGGCATCAACATGTGGACGATTGATGAAGGCACTGTGACGATGGTTAAGGGCACAAGCCAGTACGATTTGCCTGCCGATACCATTGACTTGCTAGAACAAGTTATACGTACAAACTCTGGCAATGAGTACACGCAGTCTGACCTAACTATAAGCCGGATAAGCGTCAGCACATACGCATCTATACCTAACAAGTTAACAGAAGGTAGGCCGATTCAGGTTTACGTAGAACGTCTTAGAGATAACCCCAAGATCAACGTGTGGCCTGTGCCGGACAAAGATAACGAATACATATTCAAGTACTACCGTATGCGGCGTATACAGGACGCTGGTAGTGGCGCAGAAACAGCCGATATGAATTTTAGGTTTTTCCCGTGTCTGGTTGCCGGTTTGGCGTACCACATAGCGATGAAAGAGCCAGAGCTTATGGCACGACTGCCTATGCTCAAAGAGGCGTACGAGGAGCAGTTTGCACTTGCGGCTGGAGAAGACAGGACGAAAACGTCTGCACGGTTTGTACCCCGTGCCACTAGGACGTACTAATGTCTAACAGGTTTGCTTCAACCAAAAGAGCTATTGCTGAATGTGATATTTGCGGATTTCAGTATAAGCTACGTGAGTTAAAGAACTTAATACGTAAGGGACAAGATACAAACTTAAAAGCGTGCCCTACCTGCTGGAATCCTGACCATCCACAACTAAAGCTAGGTGAGTTTCCGGTAGACGACCCACAAGCTATACGTGATCCACGTATAGACAGGAGCTTAGGTGAAGCGGGGGAAAACAGTAGCAGGCAGATACAGTGGGGGTGGAACCCTGTAGGTGCAGGTGATGACCCCTTTGGGCTAACCCCTAACGACTTAGTAGCAACAGGGCAGGTCGGAACAGTAACAGTGACAACAACTTAGAGAATAGCTATGAAGAAAGATAGTAAAATCAAAGAAGTAAAAGAGGCACCTAAGCCTGATATGAAGGGCGTTAAGACCACTGGAATCAAAGTTCGTGGTACAGGCGCTGCTACAAAAGGACTTATGGCTCGCGGCCCTATGGCGTAAAACATGAACTACACCGAGCTAAAAACAAACATTGAGGACATTTGTGAGCTTACGTTTACAGATGACCAGCTTGCTATGTTTACGCAACAGGCAGAGCAGAGGATATACAATGCTGTTCAGATCCCTGCATTGCGTAAAAACGTAACAGGTACCATTTCTTCTAGTAACGAGTATTTGGCGGTACCTACTGACTTCTTGTATGTGTATAGCTTGGCGGTGGTGGATGGTAGCGGTAACTACACCTACCTATTGAGTAAAGATGTTAACTTCATACGTGAAGCGTACCCCACAAGGACGGCGACGGGGGTTCCAAAACACTACGCTATATTCAATGAAGGCTCGTTCATATTAGGCCCAACACCTAACACTGGGTACACAGCAGAACTGCATTACGGCTACTACCCTGAGTCCATTGTTACCGCTAGCACCACCTATCTTGGCGATGAGTTTGACTCGGCGTTGTTAAACGGTGCCCTAGTAGAGGCTATACGGTTTATGAAGGGTGAGCCTGATATGATTGCGTTGTACGAGAAGATGTACGTATCAGCCATGTCGCTACTCAAGGTACTGGGTGACGGTAAGTTACGCTCTGACACGTACCGTTCTGGGCAAGCTAGGCTAACGGTGCAGTAAGAAGTTATATGTTGCTACAAACCCCGCAAATAGAAGTAGGTAATGTTTTCGTTGCCACTACAGAAAACAAAGGGCATGACCCTGAGTTCTGGGCGCAAGCCGCCGCAGGTAGGATCGTTAGCGTAGGTAGCAGTTGTCACCCCGTGATAGCGCAACAAGCGGAAGCGTTCAAGGAAGCAGTCAGAGCCACGGCTTTGCACTACATAAAAGAAGCAATAAAGAGCGATAGGACAACACTTATTGCAGAACTAGAACGTCAAGGTCATAAAGACATGGCAGACATAATTAGGAGTCTATAATGGCTATTTCAACGGCAATGTGTACGTCTTTCAAGAAAGAGCTTATGGAGGCTGTACATAATTTTAAGAACTCTGGTGGTAGTACGTTTAACCTAGCGTTGTACACTAGCTCTGCTTCTTTAGGAGCAAGCACCACGGCATATACTACGTCCAATGAAGTTTCTGGTACGGGCTATACGGCTAAAGGTGCCTCTCTAACGAGGGTAGATCCTAGCACTTCTGGCACTACTGCTTTAACCGATTTTTCTGATTTGACGTTTAGCTCTAGCACGATTACTGCTAACGGCGCGTTGATATTTAATGATAGTGCTTCTGGTGATCCGTCAGTATGTTCATTAGCGTTTGGTGGCGATAAGACCTCAACTGCTGGAGACTTTACGATTCAGTTCCCCACAGCAGATGCGTCTAACGCGATTATTCGTATCGCGTAGCGAGTAGTATGTGGCAAATGTTACTGGGTGGGGCAGAGGTGCTTGGGATGATGGCCCGTGGGGTGAGGCTAACCCTGTCGTCGTTACTGGTGTTGAAGGCACTGGCGCGGTCACGACTGTCACGATCAGTGCAGACGCAAATGTCACTGTCACAGGTGTTTCTGCAACAGGGTCAATCGGCTCCGTCACGATCATCGAAGGGTCAGGCGTCACTGTATCTATTACGGGTGTCGCAGGCACAGGCGCTGTTGGGTCGGTTACGGCTATCGGGAATGCAAACACTTCGGTCACAGGTGTCGCAGGCACAGGCGCTGTTGGGTCGGTTACGGTCAGTGCAGGAGCTAACGTATCTCCAACAGGCGTTGCGGGTACCGGCGCAGTTACGACAACTACTGTTTCCGCAGACGCAAATGTTTCGGTTACGGGCGTTGAGGGTACCGGCGAAACTGGCACAGTCACTGCTACAGGTGGTGCAGTCGCCTCTCCGACGGGTGTGGTTGGAACCAGCGCGGCTGGTACAGTTTCCATTTCGTTGGGCCAGACGATTGTTCCAACGGGTGTCGCAGGCACAGGAGCGGTCGGGAATGTAGTAGTTGCTGCTGACGCTATTGTTAGTGTTATAGGTGTTTCAGCAACTGGAGTAATAGGGTATTTTAATGTTTGGGGCTTAGTAGATGATAGTCAAACACCAAACTACTCGACTATATCTACAAGCCAAACACCAAGTTGGACTGCTGTAACAGACAGCCAGACGCCAAATTACTCAACTATATCAACGAGTCAAACACCGAGTTGGGCTGCTGTTACTGACAGTCAAACTCCTAATTGGGAAGAGGTAGCTTAAATGGCAACTTACGTTAACGACCTACGCTTGAAAGAGATTGCCACAGGCGATGAATCAGGTTCGTGGGGCACCAGTACGAATACCAACCTTGAGTTGATTGCAGAGGCATTTAGTTTTGGCACGGAAGCTATTACGACGAATGCTGATACTCATACTACTACTATTGCTGATGGGTCTACTGATCCGGGCCGCAGTCTCTTCCTCAAATACACTGGCACTCTTGATTCAACTTGCACCATCACTATAGGGCCAAACACGATCAGCAAGCTGTGGTTTATTGAGAACGCAACCAGCGGATCGCAGTCGATCATTATCAAGCAAGGCTCTGGTGCCACGATCACAATCGCTAATGGTCAGACCAAAGCGATTTACAGTGACGGCGCAGGCTCTGGTGGCGCAATGGTTGATGCCTTCCAAGACCTGTCTGTGCCTGATTTGTTCATTGACGATGACCTGACGTTTACCTCTGACAGCGCAGTCATCACGTTTGGCGCAGATGGCGACACTACGCTTACGCACACAGACGGTTCTGGCCTAACGCTTAATAGCACCAACAAGATTATGTTCAACGACGCGAGCCAGTTCATTCAAGGCTCGTCTGCCACGGTCTTGTCGCTTGGTGCGACGGATGAGATTGACCTTACTGCTACTCTCATAGACATCAACGGTAACGCAGATGTATCGGGTACGGTAACGGCGACAGGCACATCCGTATTCGCAAGCCTAGACATCTCAGGCGATATAGACGTTGATGGCACCACTAACCTTGATGTTGTGGACATTGATGGTGCTGTAGACTTTGCATCTACAACAGCTCACGCAGGTAATGCAACTTTTGCTGACAATGCCAAGGCCATCTTCGGTGCTGGCTCAGACTTAGAAATTTTTCACGAACCAAACAATAGCATTATAAAAGAATCTGGCGGAGGTAGCTTATTAATACAAGGCGATAATATCCGTTTACAAAAAGTTGACGGCACAGAAAATATGCTAACTGCCGTCAATGATGGACAGCTAAAGCTATTTTATGATGGCTCTGAAAAACTAGCCACCACCTCCACAGGCATCGACGTTACGGGTACTGTGACTGCTGATGGTTTGACTGTTGATGGGGATGCTCAGTTTAACACAGGTGCTGGTGGGATTGCAGAGTTTTTTCATTCTTCAGGTTATGGAGGAATAAAAGCAACAGGTGCAGCTACGGCATCAGGTGCAACAGTTTATTTGTCGAATGATAAAAGCGGCACCCCTTTTGATATTTATACCATATTTGCTGATGGCTCTAATGACAGTTTGCAGTTTTGGTCTGGGGGAAACCCTGCTTCTGGAACAAAACGCTTTAATGCTGCATCTAACGGAGACATCAGCTTCTACGAAGACACCGGCACAACGCCTAAGTTCTTCTGGGATGCGTCTGCGGAGTCTTTGGGTATTGGTACTAGCTCGCCTCAAGGAGACAGGCTCTCTGTAGTAGGCAGTGATTTAAGCAATGATGATGACTTAATTACTTTAGGTGGTGCATACACTGCAAGCACTGAGTTTCTTGCATCAATAGGAACACACCACAGCGATGTCAATAATGGCGGTATTAAGTTTTCTACTAAACAAAATGGAACTGTTGCAGAGCGATTAAGGATAGACAGCGCAGGCAACGTGGGTATTGGTACTAGCTCGCCTAGTGAGAAGCTTACAATAGCAGGTGATGTACAGATTGGTGAATCTTCTGGCGGTGAGAAGTTAAAGTTTGTAGGAGCGTCTAGCAAGTATAACTTTTTGGTTGGTAAGCAGGTGAACGTTGACAATGCTCTTGAGATAACGCCCTCTACAGCCGCAGGTGGTAATACATTCTCTACTCCTGCTGTTGTTGTTAACTCATCAGGGACTGTTGGTATTGGTACTAGCAGTCCAGCTACTGCGCTTGAGGTAAATGGCACTATTGGTATTGGACGTACAGCAGGTGGCTACACCTTCAGAGAAACTGTAGGCGGCGGTGAAAGAGCCAGCTTAAAGTCAAATGCGTCTAATGAGCTACTGTTTAATATTGGTGCTGCAAGTGAAGCCATGCGTATCGACTCATCA